ATTCCTGTGCGAGCGTCCCGACGAGGAGATCGGAGGCCGATGTCAGCCAGCGCACCGGATCGGCCTGGTTGGCCGCGATGTTGTAGGCAATCGTCTCGTCATCGCGGGTGCCCGGCAGGAAATTCGTGTAGTCGGCCGAGGCTGACGCCCACAGCCCAAAGGGCTGCGCGCGCGTGTTGGCGAAGACGAGCCGCTGCTCGTGCAGCGCCACGCAGGCCGGATAGCCGCGCGCGGGCGAGAACGCGCCTTCGGCCCACAGCCATGTCGCAAAGCGCCTGACGGTGCCGCCGCCGGTGAAGGCCGATGGTGACGCCGCATTGGCGAGATCAAACCCCGTCGGCGTGACGTTGATGATCTTCCAGTCGCCATTGGCCTGCGCCGCACCGCCCACGCCGGATATGGTGACATAGTCTCCCTCGTCGAAGCCGTGGCCCGGCGCCTGGATCCTGCAGGTGCCGCCTGCGGCCGTGACGCCGGTGATGGTGCGCGCTGCAGGCGCCAGTCCGGCCGGCAGATAGGTCATGGCCGTGGCCTGCATGGTCTTGCTGTCGATCCAGCTGTCGAGGCGCAGGATGGCCCAGCGCGAATGCAGGTACCGCCACTTCTTGCGGTTTGCAGCACCGGCGGGATTGTCCCAGGCATCGCCTTCGGTGTGCGAGGGCGCGACCGTGCCGGTCTGCGCGCCGGACCCGGCATCCGTCAGCGCGAAGACATGGCCATTGCTGGAAACCTGCGTGCCTGCCGCTGTCGAGAGGTTTTCTCCCGGTGACCACGGGCTCACGTTCTGGTCAGAGAGATAGAGCTCCTGCAGGCGGAAATAGCTCCCGGCATGCTGGCCGGTGAAGAGCGGCGCCGAGGCGCGCAGCGTGACTTGCGCGCCGGGCTGCACGCCGGAGGCCGCGCTTGCCATCACCCGCACTGCATCATTCGCATTGAGGGGCGCAAAGGGCCCACGCTCCAGCGGCATGACCGCCAGCGTCCAGGTGGCGTGTCCGGTGCGTGTCAGTGTCCGCGGCGCGTGATCCGGGTGGACGAGGTAAAGCACGTCGGCGGACTGTGCATGGCGCAGGGCGTCGAGTTCGCTGGCCTGCCAGGGCGACGCGATCTCGTAGAGCCGCGAGACCGTGCCGCCTGACACATAGGGTGGAAGCGCCGTCGTGTCCGTTCCGGAGAGCTCGAAGCTGTCAGCGTCCGCGTTGGCCACGATGAACTCGCGATTGTTCAGCAATCCCATGCCGCGCACGCCGGTGACGAGGATGCGCTCGCCATTCGCGAAGCCGTGGGCGAAGGCGGTCATGCGGGCGGGGTTGCCGCGCGTGATGTCGAGAACTGGTCGGGACATGGAGGTCACGGGTGCCCCGTCCTTCCAGACCCGGATGACGCCGTCCCCGAATTCCAGCATGTAGGCCTGCACGGTCGAGAAGACGAAGGGGATCAGGCGCCCCCTGGTCAGCGGATCACGCACGGCACCGGCGAAGCGCGTCCCGTGGCGGCGCATCAGTCCGCCTTCCGGGCGAATGATGAAGTTCTCGACCAGCTCGGCGCCGCTGGCATGTTTCTGCAGGTCGGTCCGTCCAAAGAGGCGTGGCGAGAGTTCTCCGGCAGAGAATGAAAACTGGCTTGTTGACTGGCGCATGTCATGCCTCTTCGCCGGCGGGCACGTAGCCTTGGTCAAAGCGTCCATCGAGCCAGCGGCCGCGCGTGTGGCGCTGCGTGCCTCCTTCATCTGCATCGCGGCGGCGGGCGTCTGCGAGCTTGGCCTGGAAGAGCTGGTAGAGGCTCGTGGCGCGGGACTGGCTGTCGCTGAGTTGCACTGCCAAGTCGGCCGCAAGGCGCGTCACGAGGGCATCGGTGAACAGCACGTCGAAGGTGGCGGGATTGGTCACGCGGGCGGTGTAGGATACGAGCAGCGGCGCTGGTGCGCTGGCCAGGATGGCGCGCTGCTCGACCTCCCACGAGACATTGCCGGGATTATGTACGGCCCTCACGAGCAGGCAGTCTGCCGGCAGCGGGAATGCGGCAGCGTAGCCGAAGGCGGGCTTGTCCGCGGAAGCCGGCAGGCTCGCGCGCTGCGTCGCGAAGTTCCAGTCATAACTCCTCAGCACGGCGTCGCGGGCGTAGGGATAGCGGCGGCGGCAGGCGCGCGCGGCTTCGCTCTTCTCGTCGAGCGAGACGATTTCGGCGCCGCGGCCGATCTCGGCAAGCGCCATGTTGCAGATCGCAACTTCCGAATATTCACCAAAGGCGGGCATGGGTTTCCTTTCCTGTTACGGTCCACCCCGCAGGATTTCCGGCCTGCGGGGTGGCGTGTTGCGCTAGCTCTGGGCGAAGTAGAGGTCGACGATCAGCGTCCCGGCCAGCGGCAGGGCTGCCGTGGCAATCGAGAGCTGCACGGTCTCATCGCTGGCCAGGCGCGTGGCCTGCGCTGCAGCCCGACCGAAATTGACGGGCGTGTCGATGAGCGTGTGCGCCGCCGGGGCCCGGTACTTTCCGGGTGTCCCCGCGATTCCGACGGAGACCTGGGCGGTTCCGAGAGACACGTCCGAGGTGATCGTTCCGCACAGGAACGTCTCGCCGGCCGAAGGGAAGGCGAGCACGATCTGGTCGGCCGGTGTCTGTCCGGCCAGCGTGATCCTCTCGCGGTGAACGCGGACGCGTCCGCCCTGCACGCTGCCATCCACGAGACCGGGAGGCGTGCTCCCGCGGGGCGCCGTGAAGGCGCCGTAAAAGGTAGGCATGATGATTTTCCTTTAGTTGTCGGTGTGCGTCATTCAACGCAGGCGATTTCGACGACGCCGTTTTCCTGCATGCGCGTGGCACCGGCGGACATCGAGTAGAAGACCTGCGTCGCGTAGTTCTTGTCGGGGCGCTCGGTGATGCGGGCTGAAGGCTCCTGGCCCAGTCCCAGCACAACCTGGTCACGCTGCCAGGCGAGGCAGGCGCGTTCGGCGCCGGAGATGATCGGCAGGATCTTCGTGCCGTCGATGCGCGTGCCGTCGACCCGGATGACGGAGAAGCCGAGGAATGTCTCGAGTTCGCCCTGCACCAGCGCCTTGACGGTATTGAAGTCCGCTGAGGTGACCTGCGTCGTGTTCAGCAGGTCCTCGAGCTGTTCGGACGTCACGGCAATGAAGCGGCCGTCGCTGTCCATGTCGGCTGCATCCAGCGCCTTCTTGGCCTGGATGAGCTTTCCGATAGTCAGGCCGGCGCCCAGCGACGGCAGGCGCTGCGCGCCCGGAAAGGGCACGGCGGTGGAGCCGTTCTCGCCTGTGAAGGCGACACCGCGCATCGCGTCGACGATGACCTCGTCCAGAGCGCGCCCCATCGCATTGGCGGCGCTGCGGGCATAGGTCGAGGTCGGGTCGATCAGCATGCGCAGCTTGTCTTCCTGGTCGATGAGGTCGGCCCAGTCGAAGTCATCGATCGAGCAGCGCCGGCGGGCGTGCGGCGTGTCCATGCGCGGCGTGTCCGCGTGCCTGGAGGTCCGGCGGCGGGCGGCCGTCGCGCCGATCTGGTCGAAGAAGGCCTGCTTGCCGGTCACGTTCTCGACGCGAACCGCATCCCTGAGCTTCGAGCCCTTCTGCTGGGCCAGCATGGTGACGTTCGCCGCGTACTGGCTGACGAACGCCGTGGTGATCTGAGTTGACATGTGAATGTCTCCGCAAAGGTTTCTGTTGTTGTTTTGGTGGCGGTGCGGGTGCCCCTGCCTTCGTGGCGGGACCGCGTCCTTGATGTGCGTCGCAACATCCGGTGCGGCTTGTCTTGCAAGCGTGCGGCGGGCCTGTGCGCTTTCGCACACCCGGGTGTCCGCAATTGTTAAGATTCGGGTAGCCACGCGCGTTCGTGGCGCATTCCTGCGGCTGCGCGCGCTACCTTAGGGTTTCCTTGCCTATTGAGGCTATTGCATGTAAGTTAAGTGCTGTGACGGCTGCACGATTTGAGGTGCGGACCGGGAATGCCTAGACACTAGCGCTCTGCAGCACGGTGGCTGCGCAGGCCAGGCTCCCCCCCTTCAAGCAAAACATCGTTCCGCTGTTCCAATCGGCTTGGGCATTTCGCCCGTGCCAAACATACAGACCTAGGATCAAGTACATGGCCTCGCATTCCGGAACGGTAAAATTCTTCAACGAGTCGAAGGGATTCGGCTTCATCACGCCTGATGGCGGCGGCAAGGACGTATTCGTCCACGCGACAGCTGTCGAGCGCGCTGGGCTGAGAAGTCTGCGCGAAGGTCAGCGCGTCAGCTTCGACACGGAAGCCGACACGCGTGGGCCAAAGGCTGTGAACCTGAAGGCCGCCTAACGGCGCCACGCAGTTCAAGCAGTTTTGGGGGCGGCCGCCGGACGAAACGGTTCGGGGCCGCCTTGTTTTTTAGAA